GTCAATGAGCATGTCCTTCGTACGAAAGACATTGTTCAGCTTGTCCTCAGCCGCAGCTTCAGCCAACACCGATTTCGTGGTGCTCTTGACGAGCTTGCGCTGCTCACTGATCTTCCCATTGACCTTATCAAGCTCATGCGCATTCTTCGCCATAAACTTCGAATGCTCACGCGCGAGCTTCGCCGCCTCACGCTCCTGCCGGCGAATCTCATTACCCAACTGGGTGTATTCGCTGCGCAGACGCTTCACTTCCGCACTGGCCGCACGATACTCGTCACTGTTGCGCTTGAACGAATCACGACGCAGTTTCGCCGCGTCCAACGCATTCCCAAGCTGTTTATGCGCTTCGATGTTACGGCTGATCTCACCACGCACCGCCGTGAGACTATCCTTGTAGGAAGCCATATGGTTCCACTTATCGAACCACACCGCGTCACGCGCTGCATTAAGCTCGCGCAGCTTCGCAACCTGCTTGCGCTGCTCACGCACCGCATCGGTATCCATCGCCTTGAGCGCGTTCGCATGGTTCTGGCGCATCTTGTCGAACGAGTCGGCCAAACCCTTGTCGAACCGTGTCGTGTCGGCCTTCACGTCAATCTGCGCCATCGACGTCATCTCGGCCAGTTCACGGTGCACGCGGTCGAACGCGCGCGTATTCACACGCACATCGAAATCAATCGTGCCACCCGAACGCTGCAACCGTTCAATCTGCTGGCGCGCGCCCATCGTGTCCAAATCCGAATCCAAATGGATCGTCTGGTCATCCAGACGTTCCAACATGGCCTTCACCTTACGGTAGAAGCCACGCGTCTCCGGTTCAAAAGCAATATAGACGGTACCCGCCTTGAATCCGTCAGCCATACACGCCCCCTAACCAAACAACCTTGTAGTGTCCATGACCGGACTCGAACCGGCATCGCCCCAGACGTACTCCGGGGCGCGCAACTACCAATTAGCTACATGGACGAAACAGGGCAGGGAACAGTCCTCAACAACCATTCCCCGCCCCGACAATCACGCACCCACACTTTCGGAAAGATGCGTTTTACCCTTCGCTGCCGCGATCCTCACGAACTCAGCAGCAGACACCTCACCACGCTTGGTCTCACGTGGCGGCGTATAGAACGGAGGCTGCACCACACTTGGCTCAACCTTGCGACGCTTCTTCCCATCACTGGATTGCGCCACAACCCACGCCTCCAACGTGTTCCGCACATCAGCAAGCAGCATCGTCGGGGAATCCCACCCAAGCCAAGGCAACACCACAGGCTTCGCCTTATCTTCACCCTTGGAATCGAACTCCCCCGCCTCCGTCTGCTCCTGCAACACGCGAGCCCGGTACAACGAATCCGGCCACGCGGCCAAACCAGCCACAAGCCGTATCGCACGCACCGGGTTCAACCGTGGCCCCGTCACGATATCCAACCCATAGAAGCGTTGGAAATCAGCGGTAAGTTCTACTTCGTACTTGTCGAAGAGGTCTTCGACCGCACGGATTTTCCCAACTGGTCCGCATAGAACTGCACCACCACAAGCAACACCAGGAACAACGTGTTCACATCAATACCACTGGTGAACTCGTCCACCTTGGCAGGCTCCTCCGTGATGGTCTTAAGGAACGCGATCATGTCACGCAACGCGGCCACACGCTCCTCGACCATATCAACCGCAGTCGAATCATCATCGTTACGGGTCGAATCATTGTACGCGACATACATGCGGGTACGCACCTGTTCGAAACGCGCCGACACATCGAACGTGAACTGTTCGGCCGGCAACAATACAGGCAGTCCCGCAAGCAGCGGATTCTGCTCTACGAGCGCTTCCCACGTTTGCGGGAACTCGACTTCTTCTTTGTCTTCTTTCGTGTCTTGCACGCCATTGGCAGCACTCATACTTTCTCTCCCATCAGATTCCAACTCCCATCAGATAAAAGAAAACCCCACGCATGGATGGGAGAAACATGCGTGGGGAAACACAATCAGACACGCGGCAACACCACGCGCCACACCATCAACAGATCACTCGCCAGCGTCCTGGAGCAGCATGAACTCGAAATCATCCTTGCCGGTGCCCGGCGATTCCACCGTGAACACCACACCCTGCTCGATGAAATCACCGTTCAACTGCGGGCCACCGGACGGGGCGGCCTTCGTCTTCGGGAAATAGAAACCAAACTCAGGGTTGGCCGCATTCTGCGCCTCCTGCGTGATGACCACAATCGCCAACGGCTTCGGATCGGAATTGATATTCGCACCAACACCATTCGTAGTGGCCCTGCCATTGAAAATGAGCTTGAGGGTTTCCGCATCCATCTGCAACGCGTTCGCCGTGACCGTCATCGAACCATCCGAACTCTTCTTCGTCTTCAGGTTCGACTTGAGCCAACTACGGAACGCCTCACTCTCACCACCCTCAAGACTGATCTCCAGCTTGTTCGAGTTCGACGTGTGACCAAGGTTTTGCCACTTCTTGCTCGCTTCGGTACTGGCGACTTCCGTATCGGTCAAATGGAACGCCTTCAAACCACCTGTCGGCAACGGGGTACCAACCTCCGCGTAGAACACCGTTCCATATTCGGCGAAAAACACCGAATCGTCATTGATTGCCATATTGTGTCCTTTCAAACACGAAAGGCCACCACACCCCGAACCGGATGTGATGGCCTCCAACTACAAGAAAACCCGCCCGCCAATGGCGGTACGGGTGGATTTCAGAATCTTCGATTATGGGTCAGGAAACACAATCCCTGACATGGAACTCGCACACTGAAGCGGTCGCATACTGCTTGATGCGCTTGGACGTGGCCTGCTTGCCGCCAGCCGCCTTCGCGAACGACGGGGGAACCATGACCTTCGTCACCTGCCCCCATTCGGTCGCGTCCATCAACGGCCAACACATGACCAATTGACGCACATACGAGGCGAGCCTGAACGCCCTATCCACGTCCACGCTCTCCACCAGCACACTCATGGAGCAATCCCACATGCGGGACCTATGGCGCCGCCCCGCGAACACTGGCGGCTCCACATGGAAGACGACCACATCCGTCGCTTGCGCGTACGCGTCCACATCCACGTCGATCTCGTTGAACACGAGCACCTTCGGCAACCCGTCGGGAACCGTTTGGAACTCTCCACCGACCGACCCTTCGGGCGGTTGTTCAAACCCACGGTTGAACAATTCCATGACCAGGCTTTCCGCATCCAACTGGGGCCTAAGCTCTGGGTGCACATTCAGGTCAATACGAGGACTTCCCATTGCGGTCAGCCTCCCCTCGCGGCCTTCTGCATCACATGATGCCCCTCAACGAACTTGCCGGCCTGCTTGTTCCAAGCGCCGAACTCGTGCGCCAACGTCACATCACTGCCATCACGGCCAATGACCGTCATACCCACCGTCGTGTCAATACCGTGGTATTTGATACCGAACTCGATGCGGTCGGCGACCGAATGACCGGGGTTACGGCCGATAGCCGCCGACGTGGCCAACGCCTTCGCACGGCCAAGCACACGCCTACCTTCCGCACGGGTGAGTTCAGGCCCGAACTCCTCAGCCACGCGACGACTCAGGTTGCGGTCGAGCCGGATTCGTACCATCCCAACACCCCCTTCGATTCACCCCACACTGGCGCATCCGGTGCAGGAACAGGCGGTTGCAGACGGAACCGTTCAGGAATCTGCGCCATATCAGCCGCACGACGCACACGCATCTCCCAATGGTGCGTCCTGCCATGCTCACGATGCTCGGCGGCACCATCCACGTCATAGATGTCACCATCAATCCACACGAACGTGTGAATATCACCATGCCATTCACGCGCCAATATCTGCTTGACCGTGACCTCACGCAAACCACCAGACGACTGCGGGTTCTTATCCTCAGCCCCGGAAATCGAGAACATGCCCGCCTGCTGTTCACGTCCCTCAAGAGAACACCAACAGTAGAACGCGTCACTCCACTCATACGTCACACCATGCGCGCTCCGCCTAATAGTGGACGGCGCAACGATGATCTTCGACGTATAGAACATGTCCGTCGGCTTGACGAACGGCTCATTCTCGAACGAAGAATCGACCGGCTCCTTGGGCTTGTCCGACGAAAACAAGTACGCCATTCGGCATCACCTGCCATACGCTCGGTCAAGACCCAACGACACCGTTCCAAACGGGGCAGACCCTTCGGTAACCCCCGTCAGCAACGCCCGCTCCTTCTTCGTCACATGCAAATCCGGGCTGACCTCCCAACCGGGCGGGTTCATGTCCATGACCTGATCGGTACGCGTATACGCGCCGTTCGATTCGCTCTTACGCATCGACCAACGCGCCACACGCAACACCATCGCACAAATCACATACGTGAACGTGCGTTCGCTCAACGCGCCACTATTCAACCTGTAGCGGGCTGACGGGCACTCAGCGAACGCAATGTCACACGCAGTCAAACAATGCGGGATGATCCACTTTTCATCATCCAAACGGTCAAGGAACACTTCAGGCGTGCCACCACCATACGTGAGTATTGCACCCACCCAATCAATGTCTTCAACATCAACGGCCATCGCACACCCTCCTTCCCGACACAGGTCAGAGCACGTTCGCTTTGAACGTGGACACAGCCTGCTGGAGAATCGGCATGTACGAGCCGTTCACCCACACGTCGTAACGGGTAGGCGCCGCATCGCTCATGACCAGACCGATCATGCCGCTGTTGTCGGCACGGTTGATTCCATACTCCGGGTCGGCTGCCTCAACGGTCGGGCCGGACGCGGTGAAGCCAAGCGTCATGTCGTTGAAGCTGGAGAACATCAGGAACGTCGCGTCAGGGATCAGCGAGCTCACCGAGACCGGCAGCAGGATGCCATTGTCACGTTCCAACTGCGTGTACATCAGGTCAATCTCCTGAACGTCAGTCAGACCCACATAGGATGCAAGCACCTGACGGACATTGTCCGGGGAGATGAACGACGGGCTATTCGCCGCACTCTGACCAGTGAACGCGGTGAT